AGGATTCATAATATCAATACTATACCCACCAGTAATAGGATAAATCTCAGGGTCTGTTGTTAGTGCTGATGTATTCTTCCATTCAAGCTCAATATTGGCAGGAAATGTTGGCAAAGAATATTGGTCAAAACTTTGAGAAAGATGCTCTGGAGCAACATAATAATATGGCCCGATCGTTGTCCCTGTTTCATTAGTGAAGGCAATCTTTATTAAAGTTGCACTAAATCTTGTAATATAGATATTCCAGTTAAAACCTCCTACATAATTAAGATTCTGAGAACCAGTATATAATGTAGCAATTAAGATATCATCTAATTCAATTTGAATAGTTCCAAAAGTTAATCTAAGAACACCCTTAGGTGATACTTGAGGAGTTGTAGAAGTTATATTCCAAGTTCCAAATGCTTTTATTCTTATTTGAGCAAATGTTGGAAAGTCGTCTGCTTCAATAACTTTTGAACCATTACCTACTGAATCAATTGTTTGATAAGTATTATATGCCCATGCTGTATTAGGTTGTGGAGTCACCATATAATATTTATTTGTAATAACTCTCGCAGTTCCAGTTCCACCCCCAGCATCTTTAAATTCACAATTCCCTAATGCGTCAACTTGTGTTAAAACTTGGTCTATTGTTCCTTTAACAATTGGCAGTTTATATTCAGTATTTATTTCAATTCCTGTTGCTGGTGTAAATGATTTTATGCAATCTGTTTCTAAACAAGAGGGTGGTTGTATCTTAACATCTCCAGTATATAGAACATCTCCCTTAATTTCCATATCTCCGTCAACTTCAAGATCTCCTGTAATACGAACATCTCCTTGATGCAAGTTATCTACTGAAAAGCCGTTAATATTCATTGTATTATAATATAACAAAATATAATAGAATGAGATTTATATTAAAATTACCAAGTGATATATATTTATTCTCTTGCCTTCATCTCTCTTACATTAACAAGCATCTTAGTATTCATCTTTAACTTTTCAACAAGTTCTAAAACTTTTTTTGTATTTGTTTCCGCCACAATCCTTTCAGTTAATACTGAATTTGTTTTTAAAAGTTTCTTAATAGCTGCATCATGTGAATCTCTCTTTTTGACATTCTTCTTATTATTCTTAACCTTCTCATCATTAAACTTAACAACCTTCTTTTCAACTGGTTTCTTTTTTTGTTCTTCTATCTGTTTCTTAATTGATTGAACTTCAAGATATAATTCAGTTCCTTTTTTCGGTGATGACCACCGATGGCCTTGTTTCTTTCTCTCTTCATTCCATTTCTTTAACGCAAGATTGTAGCTATTGACACGCTTCGGTTTATCTTTCTTTGTTTCTGACATTTTGATATACTATACTATATATTATTTTTCTGTTGTAATAACCGCACTTGTTGATCTCTTCTTTCGTTTCTTTCTAACAGACCGAGTTTCTAATACTGGTGATAGTCTTGCTTTCCATTTTTCATCTGATTCAATCTTTAACTGCTTTAACTCTTCTCTAATCTCAGCAATAGCAGAATCGTAATCCTTCCACTTGATAACATCATCTACTTTACATTCTTTATAATATCCAATTTGTTTTTCTAAAACAGGTGGAGCAGGAGGAATCTCTCCCTCTTCTTCTTCAATCTTCTTGGCATCTTCTTCTTTTTTGTCATCTTCTTGCTTATAACCTAACAACCATGAAAACATTATTGTCTTATATTATATAGATGGATAATAAACTCAAACAGAAAGCATTAAGTTTAGGGGCGACCGAGTTTGGTCAAAGTAATATGAAAGGTAAAAGATTTTATGTAAGATACATGGGAAAAAAAATACATTTTGGATCAAAAGGAGGACAGACATTTATTGACCATAGAGATGAAAAGAAAAGAAAAAATTGGAGAGCAAGACATTCAAAAATAAGAGACAAACAAGGACGATTAGTTCATAAGTTAAAAACATCACCTTCCTTTTGGTCTTGGACTCTCTTGTGGTGAGTTCATCTTTTTATGGTGTCTCTTAGTCTTCAAGTGAGAAGGTAGATAATATTTCTTTATAATAACACCACACTCACATGTAATACGAACATTATTCTTTTCAATTAATTTTTTAGCTCTGTCTTTATTATACTTATACTTATCTTTATGTTTTTCATAATATGCTTTAAAGTATGCATAGTTATACTCTCTTCTACTCTTCCATTTATATTTAGTCATTATCTCTCTGTCAAAATCAGACAAAGGTTTATTTACACAATCAATTGTTTTTACAATGTCATTAACTTCTAAAAGCAATTCATTTAAAGTTTGACAAGGAAAATATTTAATTAGATTAAATCTTACATAATCGCTATGAACGATTTTATAAGCTTCATTACTTAGATTTTTATTTTGTTTTAATGATGTAAGTCCTGCTCTTACACTTCTTGCTCTATTACATGTATGCGCAACATAAGACTTTTTTGTCTCATAACACCAAACACGATAGATTACAGAATATTGATACATATAAATAAAATATAGACTTTTCTTTATACCTAAAAGGTTGGTTGCTCACCATAAAGCGTAGATGATCTGAGTGATTCACCTTGTCCTTTCTGGTCTAATACTGGAGTCATGGTATTGTATATAATATTTTGAACAAAAGTATTGTTAGGATTAACTGGAAAATCTTGATAGTTTTCCTCAAACTTCAAGTCTGGAACAGCAGAAGGATTTCCTGCTTTCTCAAATCCAACTTTTTCTGGATCATCAAAATCATTATTACCTCTGTCAATACCAGCGTTTCTATATACAAGTTCTTGTTCTAATAGGTGCTGTTGCATTAAAGCATTATCTTCTAATATAACGCCGTTGACCGCGAAAGGCAAGTCAAATCCCCATCCAGCTTCTGTTAGAAAATCTGCTTTCTGGTCTTTTTCATCTTTGTATGGATCTAATACTTTTTGTGCTGGAATGATAAAATCTGGTCTCGCTTGCTGTGGTTGTTTTGTTTCATTCTGTTGTTCTACAATTTGTTTAGATGTAAATAATTTATCCTTTTTCTTTTGTTTATCTTCTTTTTTTCTTCTTTCTTCTTCTTGTATATCTGCATCTTCTGGTGTTGGACGAGCTATGGGTGCAACGTCAGGACTTGGTTGAGGCATAGAACCTGGCCCACGCGGAGGAGGTGGACGCCTTCGCAATTTAGCATCTGTTGCGGTTCTCTGTGCTGGAGGTTGTGCTGGAGGTTGTGCTGGAGGTTGTGCCGGTTGTGGTTCTTGTGGTCGAGTTCCTGCTCTTAATCCTAATGCTACAGCAATAGTTGATACTGCCATTAAAAAGTCAAAAGCGGTTTCTAAATTAGCAAAATCAGCAAGTTGTGTCTGAGCTTGAGTAAGTTGATTAGTTTGTCCGATTTCTGCTGTTTGTGCTTTCAAATCTTCAATAACATTATCAACATTCATTCCAGTTCTTGCTTGTAATGCTTGACGCTGTGCTTCTGTTGCTTGTTCCATAGTATCAATCATATCTTCAATATTTCCTCTTGCACGATTAATATCTGGCATAGTTTCTGGAGCATCGTCTCGTGCTTCAGGTGGTGGACGAGGTCGTCTTCCTTCTCTTGAATCTTTAAGTGCTTCTGCACGAATAGTTCCATCATCATCAAAATCTTCTGAAGATCTTGAAAACTTAGGAAGTGATGATCTTGCAATTGCTCCTGCCCCAACAAGACGAGCGAGATTTCTTGCTTTTAGTCTTTGTTTATCAGATAATCCAGCGACTTGACCAACCAATGCAAGACCAGCCGCAACATTACGAACATTAATTCTTGTTGCTTGTTTTGCTTTGAATAATTTATCAACTGCGCTTGCTCCTTGCTGTAATATTCTCATAGCTGCATTTAATACAGGATTAGTCAATTTTGTTTCTTCTGATAGTTTCTGTCTTACATCCTTTGCTTCATCTCTACTAAAATCCGCTCCTACTGCTTTCATTACTGGTTGTTTTGGTGAAACTTTAACTTCAACCTTTTCAACTCTTGGTGCTTTAATTGGTTTTTGTTCCTTAACTTCTCTTTTCTTTTGTTCCTTCTTCTCTGGTTTTTGTTCTCCCTTCTTAGGTCTTCCAACTTTTTTCATCGGTTCTCCTCGTGGTTCTTCAACAATAAATTCTTCAATTGTTCTCTGTCTTATTGTTTCTACAACATTTTGAAGTTCTCCACTTGGTCTTATCATGGCGTTTCTTAAATCATTTCTTTGTTCTTGAAAATCCTTAGTCTTTCTCAATGTATTGGTTGTTGGAACACTCTTTGCAACTTCAATAATAGCATCTAATGCTTGTTTTCCTTCTTCTGTAAAAAGATAATTCAATAATGCTTTCTTAGTCAATTTCTTACCAGCACCAACATTTGAAGCATCGCTTCTAATCTGAAATTTCATGTCTGGTCTTTGTGGTTTTTGAAGCAGTTGACGCTCTACTATCTCTTTGACAATAGGGGATACTATATCTCTTATAAAACTTTTAGATGCTTCACTCATTGTATATTATAAACAAATAAAATAAATTAAGTTCGTTTTTTTGATATAAACTTTTTTATTGTATATATTATAACAATGAGTGATAGTAAAGATTACATGAATAAGTATGATAGAGATTTGAAAGAATCTAAGGAAGAATCAAAGAAAGAATGCCCAGACCAAAAGGGATGGGACGAAACAAATTTCAATCCAGAAGCATTCAAAGAAGTTGATAAGAAGTATGAAGAAGAAGAAAAGTTATTAAGTAAGTTAAGATTCAAATCAGAAGAAGATAAGTATGTCTTCAATGCATTACCATTATTACCTACTCAGAAATTAGAAATAATCTATCAGTTGATAATTGAAAAAAATGATTGTATTGAAGCAGATGAAGATTTAAGAAAAGATATATTAAAGATTACTCAATCCTCTTAAAAACTCCTCAGTAAGGGTTTGCTGTGGATTTTGTTCAATAGAACTGAATAATCTATCAAGAGATTGTCCTCGTGAAATAAAATCAGCAATATTTCCAGCGGCTTCAGCATATTCGGAATATCCTAATGCTTTTGCGACAGCGGAGATAGCGGAAGCGGTTGCTTTGCCTTGTTTAGAAAGGTCTCTAATTTTAGAACGAAACTGATCAAAGGGTTTGAGAGCAGATCGTTCTATCTTTTTAATGCCTTGTCTTGTTGCTAATTCAAATAATGATGGCAGTCCTTCATCTAATTGCATAGGAACACGATACTTTGCTTCTTCTTTGAAATAAGAATTTACAGATTTCTGTAATGTTTTCTGAAAGTTTTGAGATTCATTTGCGTAGTAATTCCCGGCCTCACTCTGATTATTTATTAACTGGATTAGTCTGGCATCAAGTCCGATATCGTCAGCTCGAGCTTCTATAAGCTCTGCTTCCGTTGCCTCTCTATCCGTATCTCTGACTAATTGAAGATATGCTTGTGCATCTGTGGTCTGTTGATATCTATCTGGCTTGCGAACTCTACCTGAAAATACTAAAGATTGGTTTGCGAGTCCTGAGTTATTAAGTGTTATTGTTGCTAAGTCGCCTTCTGCGAATTCTGGATTATCAGTGCGAGGAGGTAACCATAGGCCTCTTTTAAGCTCTTCTCGCTTTATGTTTAGGAATTCACGACCACTTGATGGCAATGAACCTAATTCTTGCATACTGATCTCTGAATTGAACATTAATGGGTAGGTGCTTATCATATTGTTAGTTTATAATATATATCAATATTTTTAATTAGATTGTGATTGAATATAGGTTTGGTGTTTCTTTGATTTAAGGTGAATAGCTTTACATGCCTTTTGAATAATAGAACCACATTCACATGTAATCTTTATTTTATTTTTTTCATAATTTTCTTTTGCTTTTTGTATAAATTTTTCTCTATTATCTAAATAGTATTTTTTTTTCTTTTCTGCAATTATATGTTTATTGTCTTGATTATATTTATCCATATATTCTTTTTTACTTCTTGATGGTATAACTTTATTTACACATCTCATTTCTCTAATCCAGTATCCTTCTCGTTTATATAATTCTGATCTATTACTACATGGATATGTTTCTAAAAGTTCAATATATGCATCTCCACAATCAATAACACTATATGAAGTTAAATTTTTACCTTCATTATTTTCTTTCCATTTTCTATATTTAACATTATGGGTGCTAAATCTTCTACATAGTTGCTGAGTTGTTGATCCAATATAAATCAAATCTGGATTACTCCAAGAACGAATAGTATATATTTTTCCTTTTTCATACGACATTTTACTTTTATATACTATAATTTAATTTTCTTTAAGTATTATTAATCGTAAAAATATTTCAAACTAATACTTACCCTTGAATTCCCTGCTGGCAACAAATTTCCCTGACGATCCACAACACGGATATCTATTCTTTCAATATTCCTTGTATTCTTATAATTAAGTGTTGCGAGTTCATCATCGTTAGCTTGAAAATGAGAATATCCCCCAAAGGGAGTTTCAGATAGGTTAATTTGACCTACTATATTTATTATCCCGAATGTGGGATCGTTGCCCTGACCTGCAGCGATTTCTCTACTTTCAATATAAACATCTTGAATACCTGATAAGTCTGGAAGAAAAGGCATAGGAACAATTGCTGATGTAATGCTATTAGAAGTTTCAGGGTTTCCAACTAACGCAAAAGATGTATTACCATTTTGTCCTGAGAAAATTGTTATCTGGGTTCCAATGCACTGGAACAGTAACTTGCCAGTAACTGGATTTTGTGTAATAGCAACAGTTCCTGAGACTAATACTAAATTCATAGCGGCTTCTAATGCAGTGATGTAATCTGCTATAAGATACTGACCTTCTGGGATCTCAATTGCAAATGTAGCTGCTGGTGCAAGTTCGCTGAAAACAAAAATATTATTCTGGGCATCACCATATGCGGCTCCTCTAACATTGTAAAAACAATTACATAATGTTATAGTTTTCAAAATGGCGTAGTTTGATTCTTGAACTGAAACTCGTTCTTTCAAATAACAAACAAAATCTGAATTGCTTTTTGATTCGCTTATATCTTTATCATCATTTGATATGTATATCACTCGAGAATTTGCCATTTTTTTCTATTATATATATATACAACAAAATAATTATGTCTGCCCCACGTGAAGAAAATAAAGCCGCCTCTCAAGGCGTTATGTCAAACTTAATGCAACTTAACAAACTCACTTATCGTGTTCCTCCAAGTCTATCTGTTGCCAAGGAACGCCGTTATGTTGAAAACTTCGCTCAAGCTCGATCATATGGCGATTCTCAGACGATCGTCTTCAACTGCAATACTGGCTCTCAGTTCCTTGATTCTAAGCGTTCTTACATGACTTTTAAGCTTCAAACCACCGCAGGTTCTACCGGTGATCTTGGTGCTGGAAGTTGTGCGAATCTTTTCAGAAGCATTCGTGTGAAAGCTCGTTCTGGTGTAGAAGTATGCCGATTAGAAGGTGCAAATCTCTGGTCTCATGTTTACCAGCGATGGAACTGCTCTCGTGGTGCTTTTGCCACTGGACTTCAATCTCAGGGATATGGATCAGTTATTAGTGGTGGAAACCTTGATGGAACCGGAACAAACTTAGCAACTGGTGCGAATGTTGTCTTTCCTCTTCACTTGATTCCTTGTTTCAATCAATCTCGTCTCATTCCTCCTCAATTGGCGGATGGTATGATTATTGAACTTGAACTTCAAACTTTAGGAAATGCTATCTTTAGAAAAGCTGCAACTGGCGTTGCTCCAACTGATTACACTATTAGTGAATTAAAGATCCGCTGGGATGCTTATGATCTTGCTGATGCCTTTGATAGAAAAATTAACGAGATGAGTGCGAGAGATGGATTAAATTTAGTGCATCGTGAATACTACCGAACTCTTGTTTCTGGAAACCAGTCTGACTATCAGTATGATATTAAGAAGTCTTGCTCCAAAGCTCTTGGTGTCTATGTATGCCCTCGTCTTACCGCAAACATCGGCAATCTTGAAGCCGATTCAAATGTTCTAAATGACCAGAAGGTTGTTCGTTATCAGTTTCAGGTTGGATCCAGTTACTACCCTAATGCTCCTATGACTAATAATCCTATTGCTCCCGCCACTGACCCATCTGTTCAGTCTTCCGCAGAAGCATACTACTATTCTCTTGCTTCTTGGCATAGAACAGATTGTCGGAAAGACCAAGATATCAACCTTTCTCAATTCGTTGGTTTTAATTCAGGCGGTGCACAGGCTATTAAGATGGGTATTGCTTCCACTTCATTCTGCAAGTCTCAGGTCTCTGATCTCGCAGGTGTTATGGTGAACTCTGCTCGTGCCTGTAATGTTGATATTCAGTGTTCTGATGCTCAATCTCGTCGTCTTGATACTTGGTTATGTCATGCTCGTCTTGTCAAGGTGTTTTTAGAGAACACGGTAATCTCGGACTGAGTAACTAAAAAATATATTAATATATAATATAGAGATAATGGACGAATACGATTATGATAATTTCATTACAATAAAACCAAAAAAGAAGAAACTGAAAATACCAGATGAGATATTAAAGTCTGGTTTAGAGATTAAGGCATTACCAACCTTAAAAAGTAAAATAAAGCAAACTAAACTTATGAAGCAAAATGTCATTCCCAAACATCCAGCAAGAGTAATTTTTAACGGCAGAAGTGGTTCAGGAAAATCTAACTTGTTAATTAACTTGATGATAAAGCCTAATTTTTATAAGGGGTATTTTAATGAAACTTACTTGATAAGTCCAACTGCTAATAAAGGAGATGACTTGCCTAAATTTTTAGATTTACCAGATGACAGAATACATAATGAATTAGACCCAGATATAATTGAAAAGATAATGAATAACCAAATGGATAAAGTTCAAGAAAAAGGAATTGACAAATCCCCAAGAGTATGTGTGATACTTGACGATGTTCAGAGTAGCCCATCATTTATGCGGTCAAAACCTTTTACCCAACTTTTTCTGGCTGGCAGACATTATAACATTTCAACATTTATCTGTTGTCAGCAGTTCAAGCGTTTACCAAAAGTCTGCCGTTTACAGGCAACTAATATATTTTTCTTTCCTTCTTCATTAGGAGAAGTTGAAACACTATGTGATGAGAATTGTCCGCCCCTGTTAAGCAAAAAAGAATTTAAAGAAATTATAAAATATGCAACTAATGAACCCTACCAGTTCCTCCATATAAATATGTTTGTTCATTTCAAGGAGAGATACCGAAAAAATTTGAACGAGATATTGGAACTAAATGTGTAGATTATTTAATATATAAACAAAAAAAACCTATTATATTATTAAGATGACTGATAATAATACAATGAGGTTATGTGTTCAATGCAAAAAGTTTAAACCAGAGAACAAGGAGAACTTTCCATTAAATCGTAAGAGAGCAGATGGGAGTCTTATATTAAGAACAAGATGTAAGCCATGTCATAATGAATATCGTAAGCAATATAAATGTAGAGATATTGAAGGAAGAAAGAAAAAGGCTCATGTTAATTATTTGAAACATAGAGAGAAGGTTAAGAAGCGTAGCAACGATAGATATTATAAAAATAAGAAAGATGAAGAGTTGAGTATCTTAACAGAATTCTTTGAGGAAGAACGGAAAAAAATAGAAGAAATGTATTCTGACAAGGTTCAAAAATAAACTATATAAAGAATTCTAAATTAATATGTATAGAAAAAAAATATCTTGTTATAAATATACCGAATGAGCAGAAGAAATCCATTATCAAGACAAGACATTGAAGAATATAACAGACAATTACAACAAGAACTTGACGATTTTGAACTGCAACTCATCGGTGAGGAATTAGATATAGCCCAAGAAGAGATTATGGATGTTGATATCAATGATCCTATGCTATCTTTAATTGGGCAAGAATTTGACGTTATGTCGGAAGAACTAAAACTTTTAGAAGACCAAGAAGAAGAGGTTTTATTTGTTCCATCAGAACGAACACGAGGACAACGAAGGCGACGAGGAGAACGAAAAATAAGAGAACGAAAAGAAAGAAGAGTAATACGAACGATAAAGTTTAATGTTGATACTGCACTTGGATATAATGTATATCAAGTATATCAAAAAATAAAAGGTTTGTTAGGACAGCGTATTCGTATTAAGACAATGGATATTGATACTATTATTACACTTCCTAATGATAATACAAAAGCTATGACTTTATTACATGAAATATTTATAATTGATAGTGAAGATGACAGATTTGATGCATGGACTGATAAAAATGGAGAAGAAATTATTCCTGTTGAAATTAGTGTATTGGCATCTGTGGCAGGTAAAAGAGCAGATCAGAAGTTTGCAGAAGGTATTCAGCATTGTTTGTTTCAAGGTATCAAAGACTGGGCGGTCAAAAGAATGGCAGATTGTAAAGGTAAAGCAAGACTTAGAAAATGGATTACTACTATCAATAATATAGATAAATATATTGAACGCTTCAAAGAAGGTATTCCAGAAGAAAACATTCAAGAAGTATGTAATAAATTACAAATTAATATTACTATTGTTCTTCCGTTGTTAGATAAGAATCTTATTGAATGTCATAGTAAGAAAAAAGCATTAAAAACATTCAAGTATGTCAATTCAAAGATAAATCATGTAGAGCATTACTTATTCAGAACTGATAAGATTGATTATATTGAAACTGGTGAAGAGATGCAAAAGATATATGATTCTATTAAAAATTACAAAGTATGGACTAAAAATAAATATGATTATACAAGTATCTTAACACCAACTAAAAAATATGTATTGAATTCTAATTATATGGATATCATCAATGATTTTGAACAAAAGACTGGGTTGAATAATGTGAAGATTTGTGATATTAAAGATATGAGACTATCTATGTTTGTTAGACAGGCTGTGCATTATAATAACATGATTAATATGAATGAAGATCTTAATTCTAATGATGAAGAAATTACTCATATTGACATGGAAAAAGCATACGCCAATTTTCATAAGTGTAGATGGTATCAAGGGTTCTGTGGTAAGATTACTGATTTCAGAAAGACAGATCGTGTTGTTGGTATTGGGCTATATCGTATTACTAATATATCTTTTGATAATTGTCATGACATGGTAAAGCAATATTTTGTAGAAAAAGAAGTATTAGATGTTTATGTTAATATGAATGTATATCCTTCTGTTGAGTTAATGTTCTTACGAGATATGGGCGTTGAGTTTGATATCGTTGAAGGATGCTGGGGAGAAAGAATGCATTTTACTATTCCAAAAGAAATGTATGAAAAGGATAGTAGAGGAATTAGACATTATTGTCGTTATTTTGGTTCTTGTAATTCTCAAAGATTAACAAAGAACTTATGGATGAGAGGCAATAAAGATTTCTTCAAGAATATCAAATCATATGATGGAGTTCATAAAGTATTCTTTGATGATATTAACAATGAAGGATATATTGAATATACTAAACCAAGCAACCGACACAGCTCACAAATTACTGCATTCATTACATCTTATCAGAGAATGTCTGTATTTGAGCAATTACTTGAATATGATTGTGAGGATGTTATTAGAATTCATACAGATGCGATTTTTGCTACAAAGACAGCAGAAATCAAAAATGTATTTAGATATCAAGAAAAAGAAATCAAGAAGTTAATTGGTGCAGATAAATATCTTACTGGAATTGAAAAGGGGTTATTGAGTCTCGCAGAAGCAGAGAATAGAGAGGAATATATTGGATTAGGAGAAGATGATTTGAATATTGAGTATCACCGAGGAGCTGGTGGGACAGGTAAATCTCATACTAATTTGACAGATAAAGGATTCATAAAAGTATTATACGCGAGCCCAACTTTGAAACTTTGTGCTGAGAAGAAAAACAAATACGGATCTGATGTTATTACTCACGCAAGATTGCTTATGAATGATCCTGAGCAGATTGGATTTGTATTAAGAAATTACAATGTGATTATGTTTGATGAGATTACAATGAGATCAAGAGCAGAGATTGAGAAGATTATAAAAAATTATAGTATGTGCAAGTTGATATTCTGTGGCGATGTAGGGTATCAATTACCATGTATTGAAGGAGAACAGATTGATGAAGAGTTTATGTTAGACAATTGCAGTATTGTCAAGGACTATGTAAAGAATTATAGAATTCAAGATGAGAAACTACTGAGACTTTGTGAAAAAGTAAGAGAACTAATTGATGAGAAGAAACATCGTATGTTTATCATTAGAGAGATTAAAGATCGGATAATGGATAGGCAACTTATCACTATTAATGACTTGAAATCTTTATATAATATTGAGGATATGGTATTGACGAGTATTAACAAGAGAAAAGATGAGATTACAAAACTATTCAAGGGTAAGTTTGAAAAAGAGAAATACTATATTAAGGATAATAATAATCCAGAATACAATACAGCAGATATTGTTATTAGTGATGGTAAAGTAAAGAGTGGAAGAGTTCAACATGCATTTACTGTTCATTCAATTCAAGGAGAGACATGTGAGACAAGATTATTTATAGATTTATACAGAACAAGGAGTTCTCAAATGATTTACACAGCATTATCAAGAGCTAGAAAAATGAATCAGATATATTTGATGCGTTAGGATTTCAAAATTATTATATTTGCTAATTTATAAAAAAATGGAAGTCAAGGATAGAAATCGATTTGAGGAAAAACTTAAAGATTATCAGAGGGTAAATGTTCAGGATATCAAAGCTGGTGATCATGTAAGATATATTCGTAAAGTATATAATAGTTCAGATTTTAAATGTATTTATGCCGTAATTGATTCCTGCGAAGAAGATCAAGATATCTCTATGCATTCTTATGTTCCAGAGAATTCAACAGAACCGCCTTATTCATGGATTCTTAAAAGCAAATCAGTTCCATATGTAAGATTTTATAAAAAGGTTAATAAATAAACTATATAAGGACATCTTGTATATATATTAAAATGAGTCAATTAAAGAAATGCAATAATTGTAAGAAAGAGAAAGAGATGTCTTGCTTTGTTAGTTATATTGGAAAAGAAACAAAAACATGTGATAGATGTCGTAAAATTGGTTTAAAATCAAAAAGAAAATCAAAATGCAAACATAATATAGAAAAAACAAGATGTAGAGAATGTGGAGGAGGAAGTCTATGTAAACATAATAAACGAAAATCTTATTGTATAAAATGTGGCGGTGCATCATATTGTGAACATAAAAGAATGAGACATCAATGTATTGATTGTGAAGGCATTTCAAGATGTAAACATAAAAAATTAAAACAATATTGTAAAGAATGCAAGGGAGCAAGTATATGTAAACATAATAGAGAAAAAAGACGATGTAAAGAATGTAAAGGAAATAATATTTGTAAACATAATAAAGTCAAAAGAATATGTAAAATATGTGATCCAAACGGAAATTTAATTCATTGTATACGAAGCAGAATTTATCACGCATTAAAAAGAAAAAAAACAAAAAGAACTATGGAATATCTCAGATGCACTATTGAAGAATTTAAGAAACATATAGAAGACCAATTTCAAGAAGGAATGACTTGGGATAATCATGGAGACTGGCATATAGACCATATTATTCCATTATATTATGAAAACCCTTCTATTGAAGAAGTAATTGAACGACTACATTATAAGAATACTCAACCTCTATGGGCAGAAGAGAACATATCAAAGGGCAATCGTTATGTTGGATAATCTCAATAACTTCAATGGGTTAAATGTGATTATTATTTTATTTTGAGTATATATAATGCAGATATATAACGATGATTGTTTTAATGTTTTAGGGTCTATTGAAGAGAAGATTGACATGGTTTTAGTTGATTTACCATACGGACAAACAGCTTGTAAATGGGATACTAAAATTGATTTAGATAAGATGTGGGAAAAGTTAAAAAAGATATGTAAAGATGAATGTATATATATTTTTTTTACTACTACTAAATATGGAGTTGATTTGATTAATAGTAATAGAAAATGGTTTAGGTATGATATTGCGTGGATTAAGCATCTTCCTGTTGGATTTTTAAATGCTAATAAAATGCCTTTAAGAACCCATGAAATGATTTATGTATTTTATAAGAAAAGGGGAACATATAATCCGCAGAAAACAGACGGAAAAAAATACAAACATAATGGAAGAAATGATGCCAATATATATGGGAATATAAAAACTATTAAAACTAACAATACAGATGGAAAAAGATATCCAGTAAGCCACATAAAAATAAAAGTAGATAGAAGAATAAAACACAGAACCGCAAAGCCAGTAAAACTCTGTGACTGGTTGATTAAGACATATTCTAATGAAGGTGATGTTGTTTTGGATTTTACTATGGGATCAGGAAGCACAGGAGTATCATGTAAAAATACTAAGAGAAAATTCATAGGAATTGAAAAGGATAAAAAAATATTTGAATACGCAAAAAAGAGGTTATTTGAATAAATAAAATGTAAGGGGAACTTACCGATAAAAAAAGGTTAAATTTTTTCTGAAATAAAGGGTATAAAGAAAACTTATGTTATATAGTATAGGACAATGAATAATAATATGAATATTGATTTTGAGTTCAAATACGAAGATTGCTACTGCTATGATTGCGATAGATATTTTTCTACAAATAAAAGATTGAAAAATCACCTTAAATCAAAAGTTCATGAGAAAGAAGTTAAAAGAGGACGAGGACAAGATAATATTAAAGTTCTTATGAAATATGATGTAAAAGATATAGAAAGGCATATTGAGACAGAAGAGATTAAAATGTTAAATACTATGTTTCATATAAGGCAGTTAAAGGAATATGTGAAAGAGTTAAAAATATACAAAAAACAAGTAAAAAAAATAGTATTAGATAATAAAAATATGTGCTTAGATTTATGTAAGATAATATGTGAATATTTGTAGAAAATGGCAAGAATTATAAACTCAATAACTTCAAGGGTTGGATTATCAGAATAAGTTTTTGGGGGAGTAGTGGGG